CATCTTTAGTCAACCAGTAGCCGTCTGGAGGTTGAACCCCTAATCCTCCTAGCCAAGCTGGCAGGAAAATAAGGACAGGGCACTTCGCAAATTTACGGGAATTATACCTCAGGAACTCGTGGACCAAGGTCTGATAATGTTCAGGAAGGCAACTCTCTTTGACTTTCTTTAAAAGTGAACCCATCTCCCAAAGGTCTTTCGATTCAGATCCGTCTTTCGACTTCCCATGAACGAGAGATAACTTTGAGAAAGGAGCTTGGGTAAAAGAACCGTCAACTTCTCTAACGTATAACCTAGAATTCACAGTCAAGAACATTGGACTATGATAGGTTTTCCCTAGAGAAGAGATAAAGCCGAACATTTTCAGAACACCTTCCCAAATGGGGAATAAGGTTCCGTGAGGGTCACTTAGGACATTGTCGTCTCCATTAATTTTCATTGATGCTTTGTTGAGTCGAATTTTTCGCCGCTCATTAATCTCTTGTGCATACCGGCAACCGGCAGCATTCGCGATACAGAGGGTGATAAAGCTCATGATCGAGCCCATCAACTGACCATTCTTCTGTGGTACAATCTTTCCTTCTAACGTGAGTTTCTCTCGCTCTTCCAGCGATAAATCTCCTTTTGTCGAAGCTCTACAATCGAGTATATGTTGAGTTAGAGAATTTAGCGTCAGGGTTCTGTAGATGTAAACATCATCCGCAGCCCAACCCAGGCTATCCCTCTCCTCATATATAAGATCGAAGAGTACATCAACAAAAACCTCGGAAGGCCAAGAAAACATTTCATTGGTAGCATCCTTGTAATCACCGGAAAGGAACCAAGCACCTACTTTCTGCATAGCAAAAATTTCATTGATGGACCACTCAGATTCAGGCCTGCCGATAAACTCGAAGCAGGGAATCCGACGTAGAACACCATGACAAAATTTTTGCAAAGGTTGCAAAAGAAAGTAAGTGATTGGGGGTCCTTTGGAGATCACTCGAACTTTTAGGGGCTCAGGTAGGCCCACAAATTCTACCATGGGAAGCTCATCAATAGCAACTGTGACAAGAAAAGATCTAACATCATCCCAGAATTCATCGATTTTTGAACAATCGACGAGTCGGACAAGTTTATGGATGGATCCATATTCTAGATCTAATTCTAATTCACTCTGAATATCATCATCCTCAATCAATTTCTTCGATCCATAGTTAACACTATGAGGCTCTTGAAATTGATGCGTGACATGTTGATAAGGTTGGCTAAGATAGGAACAAGCTTCCCTCTCTTCCTGAGTATAATGTTGACGAATCAAATCATTTATATGCTTAAAAGCACCACAATTCTCACCAGAGATCTTGTAGGCAGCTTTAGAAGAAGGCATAGTAAATTTTTTGATTTGGTCAAATTTAGG